CGAGCCCTTCGCTCCACCTAGAACCCGGTGGGCGGAACACGGCACACAGTCACATGCCGGGTCAGTAGGTGCGCCACCCGTCGAATCACAATCCGCCGTCTGGATGCGCCGAAGCACAACCTCAAGCTCCGCGATGCGGCTGTTTAGTATGTCGAACTCGGCTGCCACCAGATCGCTGAGAACAGGTGGCGCGGATCTAGCAGTAACCACCGACCCCGTACTCTCGTCCACCGTACCTGGCATGGTCGGGTCTGCCGTGCATCCGTGCTTCATTGCCGAGCCTTCTTCTCTTGAGGTAGATCCCACCACCGATAACCGGAGCCGTACCGGCGTGCGCATGTCACGCACTGCCATACGCGCTTCGTCATCGAACGGCGTCTCCCGCCTTGGTGGTCCCGCCCACCTGAAACTTCCGCACCAGCCGGTACTCTCGCACGGTGGCGTCCACGCCGCGCGCCCACTCGTCGATGCCGCCAAGCGGCTCACGAACGAGCAGATGGTTCTCGCCGCCGTGCGAGACAATCCAGATGCGCGTGCCCGCATCGGGCAGCACCGCATCGGGCACAGAATCGACCGGCGCGGTCATCCGCCCACCTGTGCAAGCTCTGCCCGGAGCGTCTGTAGCTCCTCGGCCTGCGCTTGTCGCCCTGCCGGCGTCCGTGGGCCGCGTTCTGCCACGCGAGCGATGCGCGCCCGCAGCGCGCGCGCCGTCCGTGGACCGGGAGTCGCCACCGTCCACTCATGCCCGCAGTGCGGGCAGCGCACCCGGACGCCCTCGCGCCACAGAAGCTCGTCGCATCCGGGGCACGCCATGACGCCCGGGTCGCTGAACATCGCGCCGCGGATCGTGTTGCCGCCGCCGTGCCGCTCGGCGAGGCGCGCGCCTTCCTCCCAGTCGAACGACTGCCCTTCGAGAACGATGGGCTCTTTCACTTGCCGGCGCTCCCGTCGGTGATCTTGATCACCGGGACGCCGGCCCGCTCCGCACGGCGCACCATGTCCGCCGTCCCCTTGCCGCCCGGGAACGCCACCACGAGCGTGGGCTTGAATTCGCGGAGCATCCGACCGTTCCGAATCACGCCCGCCGCCTTCCCGTCGGTGGTCCAGTCCGCGGCGAACGTGTCGCACTGAACGGCGGCGACCGACTGCGCCGCCCACTCGCGGGCCAGCGCATCGGCGCCGCGCGCCCCGCCCTCTGCGATCCGCTTCGGCTGCACGACGCTCAGTGTCGCGAACACGAGCGTGCGGTTCCGGTACTCCCGCCCACCGCAGACGAGCACCCGGTCCCGGTTGACCGGCGGGGCAGCCACTGGCTGCTCATCGCGCTCGGGCGTCATGCTCCGGGCAGCCTAGACGCCGCTGCCACTGGCGTCAAGTGGTGAGCGCTCCCAGGTCCGCCTCGGCGTTGCGACAGGCTTCCAGGGCCGGCGCCACGCGGGGATCATCGAACCGGACGCTCGGCTCGCCCGCTCGGAGCAGGCCCAGCAGAATTCCGCCCAGCTCCCAGCGCGCGTACCGGGCCTGGTGCGTCGCGGCTCGCAGCGCCACGCGGTGCTCGACCTGCGTGAGCGCTGCCTGCGCCACCTGCGCCACCTGCGCCACCTGCGCCTGCTCCTCGTCGTTCAGCACGTAGTAGGTCATGGACGCGACCTCGCCTTCCGTTTCGCTTTCGCCTTCACCTTGCCGCTGCGCGCCTTCCGCTTCAGTGAGCACACCGGGCAGCCCTTGTCGGTCCACCACTTGTGCTTCGCGCAGTGGTGCGGCAGCAGCGGGTGGCGGTGCGTCGAAAGCTGCACGTCGGGCTCGCCGCGCTCAGGGTCGCCGCCGTGAACCCAGAAGTACACGCCCTTCTCCTGGTCGGACTCGAAGGGAGGCGGCGGCTTCATGCGACGACCCACCAGTCGCACGGCTTCGGCCATCACTTCCCTCCGAAGTACACATTGTGGCGATCCAACCAGGCCCAAGCACTTCTTGCAGCGGAGCACCGACAGGTGATCCGCATACGTGTCACCGGGAACGACACCACCGTCCGGCGCGCCGCACAGGCGCGTCCCCGCTGCGCTCCGCGCGTGGATGATGACCTCGGGAAAGAGGCGCGCGATGACCTCCAGCAGCCGATGCCCTTCAAAATCGGGCCCCTCCCCGTAGAGGCACGCCAGATCCCGCGCTCCCGCCCAGGCCAGCAGCGCGTCTCGAAGCTCGTCGGTCACCGGTGCAGCACCCCGTCCCGGTCCGGCATGGACCGCACGAAGCCCTCCAGTCCCGGCAGGGATCCCGGCGAGAACCTTGGCCACGGTACCCATCACCTTCCGTGCATCACTATCCAGCCGACCGCGACGCCGAGCCCGACGACGCAGACGCAGAGCCAGTTGACCATGGCGCGGAGCGCGCGCACCTCGCCGTCCGTGCGCTCCAGGCCACGGATCACCGCCTCCTCCCGCGCCTCCTGGTCGAGCGTCTCCGCGCCGTAGCTCCCGAGCCCGGCGGTGCGCGCGATTTCCTCCGCGTCCTCGCCCCACGCCGGGCTGCTCTGCGCCTGCACGCCCTGCACCGCCGCCGCGTCGGCCGGGGGAGCAAAGTAGCTCTCGTTCTTCGGGTTGGCCATCGTGTTCCCCTCCTACCCTGAAACCGGGTCCCCGCCAACGCTGGCCGCTGCCCGGCCCCGTTCCACGCGCACCGACAGCCAGACGCTCTGACCACGCTTGATGTTTTCGAGCGAGCCGCGGCCGATGAGCACCGGAAGCGGGAACGCGAATTGCTTACCATCCTCGTCGGACACCAACACAATCGTCTCGTCGAGCAACATCACTTCCCGCACTCGGCACCGCAGTCCGAACACCTCGTGCGTCGCAGGCGGCGGGCGCAGTCGAGCGCGACGGCGCTCCCTGGCTCGCTCGCGCGTCTGCCGCACCGTCGGTTTCTTAGCCTTGGGACGCGACTTACGAGCCTTGGCGGTGCGCGCGGAGGAACGTGTCATCGGCCGGGTAGCTCCGGCTGCGCCGCGAGCGCCGCCGCTGCCTGCTCCCCCTGCATTTCGCCGAGCCGCTGCTTCGCCGCCTCCACGATGGCCTGACGGACCTTGTCTATGTCCCAGCTACTCTTGCTGCTCAGCAGCCCCATCATGTGCGTGTAGAGCGCCTGCACCAGCGTGGCGTCCTGCTCGGCCGTCAGCACGAACCGGCCCTCGGCGACCACCCTCCCGAGCAGGTGTCGCACGAGGTCGGACACGTTCATGTTGCTGATGTTGTTCCCCGCCCACTGGACGATTCGGTCGGCAAGCGTGCGCTTTGCGTCGTCGCTCGCCTTGTCCCACGCCTCGCGCAACAGGTTCAGGATCCCCGTCGCCGCTAGCTGGTAGTGCAGGCTCGCGAGCGCTCCCGTCGGATCGGTCTGGGGGTTCATGTGCGGCTGCGTGAACACGTACTCTGTTTCCGGCACTCAGATCATCCTCTCCGTCTCGTTCCGTCTCTCGTTTGCGCACCCGAGTCTCGCACCGTGAGCGCACCGCGTGAGGGGGTGGGGCGCCCAAGGTGCGAGGCTCGGATGCGCGAACCTCTCAGTGTACCGTGTCTCCGGGCCGGGCGGACTCGTGCTGCGCGACCACGACCGGCGGCCGGCGCACGCCGCGCATCTGCGGACCGCGCAGGCGCTTCACTTCGGCACGCAGCGCATCGGCGTCGCGCGCCCGGCCCGCCTGCGCCTCGCGCTCGGCGCGTACGTCCAGCCGGTCGGCATCCTTACAACGCGGGCACGCAGCACCGAACGCTCGGTGACCGCACTTCGAGAACTTTCCTCTGCTTGCAGGCATGGCAGCGACGCTACCACCGCTGCCGGCGGCGTCAAGCGTCCTTTACCTGGCGCGCGTTTCCGTGCAGAATTACCGCGGCCCCGTGCAGGGCGTGACGTTTCCTGTCCGCCCACGGCTTGCGTCAGCCTACGGGAGAGAGCATACCGGCACTCATGCGCAACGCTGCATACGAGACGCTTGTGTCCGCTGACGCGAGCCGCGCCGACTGGCTCAAGGCTCGCGCCGGTCTGATCACCGCGAGCGACGTTCCCACGATCCTCGGCATCGTGCCCGGCAAGCCGGCGCTCTGGTACGAGAAGGTCGGGATGCTGGAGCGAAAAATGTTCGCGGAGCCGGAGGTGCTCCAGATGGGGCACGACTCCGAGCCGTTCAACGCCGAGCAGTACGTGAAGAAAACTGGTCGCAAGGTGAAGCGCTGCCAGGAGCTACTGCGCAGCAAAGCGTACCCCTGGCTCGGTGCGACGCTCGATTACTGGGCGTGGCTCCCCGGCAAGCGAGGACCGCGCGGGCCGCTGGAGTTGAAGTGCACCGGCAACAAGGATCTGTGGCCCGACGACGGCGCGCCTGCGCTGAAGTTTCAGGCGCAGCTTCAGACACAGATGCTCGTCTCCGGCAGCGAGTGGGGTTCGCTCAGCGCAATCATCGGCAGCCCGTACATGCACCACCGCTGGCTCGATTTCGAGCGCGACGACGCCGGCCTCTGCGATCTGATCCTGACCGAGACGCGCGCGTTCGCCGAGTCGGTACAGGCCGGAGTGAACCCGCCGGTGGACGGCGACGAGAGCACCAGCGGCGCGCTCCGTAACCTCGTCGTCGAGGTGCTGGCCGGCACCACCACCGTGCTGCCCGAGGCGGCGATCGAGTGGGACCGCGAGCTGGTCGCGGCGAAGGAAGCAATCAAGACATGGAGCGAGCGGCAGCGGTTCTACGAGAACCTGTTGATGACGGCGATCGGGACGCACGAGGCTGGGGAGCTGCCCGGCGAGGCGGGTCGGTTCACGTTCAAGCGCCAGACGCGCAAGACGTACACGGTCGCCGAGACGACCTTCCGCAAGCTCCACCGTGTCGCGCCGAAGAAACCCAAGGTAGTGATGACCGGTGGTGAGGGCACACCATGAGCATCTTTGGCTTCGACCGGCTCACTGAGCTGATTCGCGAGGGGCTCCGTAACGCCGTCGCCGGGACGGATCTGGTCTGCTTCGGCTGCCTCCGCCCCGACGACACGGTGACCGGCGACGCAGGCGACTTCTCATGTTGCCACCGCTGCCAGGCGAGCATCACCAGCAAGACGGGCAAGACCATCCGGCGCGCGAGCGCCACCGACAACAGCAACAGCAACCAGGAGGAATGAACACCATGAACCAGCCGAATCCCCAGACCAGCCCCAAGGGCTTGACCACCACCCGCTCGAACGGCGCGCCGCGCGATGCGCAGACCGAGTTTCGTGACGTGCTGATGAAGATGCGACCGCAGATCGAGGCGGCGCTCCCGCAGGGGCTCGACGCCGGGCGCCTGCTCCGCATCGTGCTCACCACGGTGCGCAAGACGCCCGCGCTCCTCCAGTGCTCCAGAGAGAGCGTGCTCGCTGGCATCATGCAGGCCGCGCAGCTTGGCCTGGAGCCCGACAGCAACATGGGCCTCGCGTACCTGCTCCCCTACGGGCAGCAGTGCCAGCTCATCGTCGGCTGGAAGGGGTACATCGAGCTGGCGCGCCGCTCGGGACTCGTCTCGAACATCACCGCGCACTGCGTGCACTACGGTGATTTCTTCGAGTACGAGCTGGGGCTCGACACCAAGCTCCGGCACATTCCCGCCGACGTGCTCGACATGCCGCAGTACGGGCGCGAGCGCGCCATCGCGGAGGGGATGCGTGGCGAGCAGGTCGTGGGCGCGCTGGCCGGTGGGCAGCGCAAGAGCGATCTGATCGCCGCCTACGCTGTCGTCACCATGAAGGATGGTGAGAAGCAGTTCCGTGTGGTCACCGCGAAGTTCGTGCAGAAGATCCGCGCCATGAGCCGGAGCGGGAACCACCCGTCGTCGCCGTGGGTCGCGTGGGAGGAGCAAATGTGGGAGAAAACGGCGGTCAAGCAGGTGCTCCGGTTCGTTCCGCTCTCCCCGGAGGACAAGACGATCATCGAGCACGCCGACGCGGGCCGGATGCTGGCGGGGATCGCCGACGTGCGGACGCGGGCCGCGCTCGAAGCGGAGCCGCCGCCCCTGGACGTGGAGGCGGAGGTCGCCGCCAACGCTGCCGTGCTGGACGCAGCGCCCGCCGCCGACGCGGCCGCACCGGTGACGCAGAGCACGCCCGAGACGCCCGCACCCGCCGCACGGCGAGGTCGCCCGCGGCGTTCCGCACCGGAGGCGGCACCGCCCGAGAGCGCTATCTCCGCGCCGCCGCCAGTGATGCGGCCCTCGGCCGAGCCCGTCGCGCCGCCACCGGGACCGCCGCCGCCGCCGCCAGTGGAGCCGCACCAGGAGGGCCTGTTCGGCAACGACGCCACGGACGATCCGGGGCCGGGACCGGACGAGCTGGCGAACGTGTGATCGCCGCCCGGCGGGGGCTCCCGACCGCCCCCGCCGGGGAGTCACACCATGGCCTGGCCCACTGTGCCCCTCACCGAGGCGATGCTGCGCGCCGCGGACGAGTACGATCGTGCGGTCCACGCAAACGCGAACATTCGCAACACCCCGAACTACACGAGCCTGATGGCGGAAGGGCGATTCCGCATCGGGCACCTCGGGGAAAACGCGCTCGCTTCACTGCTCGCCTCGCTGCGCCTGCGGTACGAGTGGGCGCCGCGCTCCGACGGCCGCCCAGACGGCCAGGACGTGCTCGTGTACCACCGCGGGGTCGCCTACCCGTGCGAGGTGAAAACCTGCTCGCAGCCGCACCACCGCCACGTCATGCAGCCCCTCGACCAGGGGCGGCACCGTGGCGACCGCGGCCTCATCGTGGCCGTGCGTCTCAATGAGGAAGCCGGCTACGCCGAGCTGCCGGGCTACGTGAAGTACCGCCGCTTTCTGGAGGCGCCCGTGGTGTACCCGCCTGTGCAGAGGGTTCGGGTTCCGACGCGCTTGGTGCGACTCGACGCGCTCACGCCGCTGGCGGAGCTGACACGTCACCTCGACCCGGTTGAACCGCGCCGCGATGGCGTGTTCGGCAACGGGGACTGCGAGGATCCGGGGCCCGGACCGGACGAGCTGGACAACGTGTGATCGCTCAGGTCTGCCGGTGGCACTTGACGCCATCGGCAGACATGGCATAACGCGGCCAAGCCGCGATTCGGTATGTGCGGGCGAACGTGCTGCCTGCAAAGCCACCGCGACGGCTGCAAGGGCGCGGCGTGGAGTTCAGGACCTTCTCCCCGCGCGTCTGCGAACCCTGCAAAGCCACCGCGACGGCTGCAAGGGCGCGGCGGTCATCGGCAAGGACCTGCAAAGCCACCGCGACGGCTACTGGGCGCGGCTTCCACGGAGCGGCATCGACTGCAAAGCCACCGCGACGGCTGCAAGGGGCGCGGCAGGACCTGGCTGAACGCCAGGATCTGACGTGGTTTCCGCGTGCCACACCACGGCGCCGCGCGTTTCCCGCCCCCCGCAAATGCCCGCTCGGATCGCAACACGGATAACGCTCCGTCACGCTGATTTTTTCTTTGCGTGCCCATCGCGCTCGCATTCCGTCGCGGCAGCGCGCACTTGCACGGGATCGCTCAGGTGGGCTCGCACCGTGGGCCCGAAGATCGCCGTTGACGATGCTACTCGCGTTTTAGTAGCGATATAGACCCTGCGCGGGCCGTCGGTGATGCGACGGCCTGGCGCGGGTGACTCGCACCGGGGAAGGCAACATGATGCCGACGACGAAGAAGAAACCGCCCGACAAATACCACTTGATGGTCATTCTCGACGAGGAGGACCGCCGCGCGCTGGAGGATGCCGCGGAAATCGAGAAGCTCTACAAGGCCGACACGATTCGCCGCGCGATTCGCGCCTACGCACGCAAGCTCCGCGCTCAAGTCGCCGCTGCCGGCTGAACCGAAGGGGGGCTCTCCGTGAACAGCGGCAAAGGTCGTGCTGTCTCTGCTGTCGTCGTCTCCGCGCTCACGCGCCGGGGGCACGTCTGAATGGCTTGGCTCATCGACCCGCGCAAGTGGGACGACCCATGGTACCGCTCGCTGCCGAGCGACGCGCGCGAGGTGTTTTCGTTCTGCCTGTTCGGGAACGTCCGAACGTCCATCCCCGGCCTGGTCAAGGGGGTGAGTGTCGTCGCGCTTTCCGACGGGCTGGCGTTCACGGTCGAGCAGACCGAGCACGCCTTGAACCGGGCGCTCATGCCGGACGACGCCGGCAAGGCGCACCTGTACTTCGATGCCACTGCCCGGGTCATCCGGGTGCCGAACGCCCCGAAATACAACAAGTGCACGAACCCGAACCAGCTAGTCGGCTGGTTCCGAGCCTGGCGGGACGTGCCCGAGTGCGCCCTGAAGGCCGCCCACCTGGAAACCGTCCCGGCCGGGGTGAACCTGGCAAACGCGGAAATGCTCAGAGCTTGGAACCGAACCTTCGGGCCGGTCATCGCGGCGAGGCAAAATGGCGTGGCTTTGAGCAGCTATGCCGACCTGGACTCACCTCGGCACCACCCACAGCTTACCCTTCAAGGCTTTGGCAAGGCTTCCGAAAGCCTTCCTCTCTCAGAGAGAGAATCGGGATCGGGATCGGGATCTGGATCTAAGGCTTTGGCAAGCCTTTCGGAAGCCTCTCCCGATTCAGGAAATTCCAGACGCAGAGGAAACCTTACAGTCGTGAAGGAAAGTGGAGGCCAGCATGGAGCGAGTGGGAGCGATGGGGGTGTTGGACCCCGAGAAAATCCTGACGGGGCGGGAGGCCGACCGGGAGGCCCTACGAACGGCGGCGCGGGAGGCCGGGGGACCGGCGGAGCACCTGCGGGCGGTGCACCCAAGGCTCGGCGCAAGCTGCCCCCCGGGCTGGAGTGAGTCGGCCCTGGTGGCCGAGACGACGGACTGGTACTCGGACTGCGAGGCAAGGCTCGGCATGTGCGCGGTGTGCCCCCCGGCCGGCGCTGCCTGCGCCCGAGCGACTTCGATCCTGCCCCCCGGCCAGCTCCCGGTCTGGCAGGGGGACCGCGTCGTCGGCGCCCGCTGCGAGCGGTACCGCGAGTGGCGGCTCTGCCAGCGGCTCGCGGTGAGTGACGTACCGGAGCGCTACCGGAGCGCCACGCTGAGCGCGTTCAACACCGAAACCGACGCGCAGCAGACGGCGTTCGACGCGGTGGCTGGATTCTTCGCGGCGGTGCGCGCCGGCACCGACCCGTGGCTCGTGCTCTGCGGGCCACGCGCGAGCGGCAAGACGCACCTTGCGTGCGCGGTGCTGCGAAGCCTTCCCCGCACCATGCCGCAGAAACGCTTCTGGTACTCCGACATGAACGAGCTGCGGGTCGCGATGAAGGGTTACAAGTTCGACTCGGACGACGAGGATCCAACCGACCGACTGCGCAGCACCGACGTGCTTGTGTTCGACAACCTGGACACGGGCAAGCTCGCGAAAGAGGCGTGGTTGAAAGAGCGGGTGGAGGACGTGCTTTACCAGCGATGGAACCGGCAGCGTGCGACGTTGATCACCACGCACGGGACGCTCGACGATCTGGTCGAGGCGTTCAGCACGGTCACCACGCTCAAGGAAGCGCCGTCATGCAGCCTGGAGTGAAAAGCACTGCACCCGTGCAACCGCTCCGTCCGTCGCCCGGCAGGGTACCGCCGCACAACCTGGACGCCGAGGCGGCGGTGCTGAGCACGGTGCTGCTGAAGCCGGACGAGTACGACGTGGTCGCTGGCATCATCCAGGTCCCGCACTTCTACTCCGATGCGAACCGACGGATCTTCGAGGCGGTCGCGGCACTCCACGAGGCGAGCCAGCCGGTGGACACGGTCACCGTTGCGACGTGGCTACAGGCGCATGGCCGGCTCGCGCAGGTCGGCGGCCCCCCGTACCTCGCGCTGATCATGGACTCGGTGCCCGCCGTCGCGAACGTCACGGCGTACGCCGAAATCGTCCGCGACGCCTGGCAGAAGCGGCAGCTTATCGCGCAGTGCCAGACGTTCGCCGCGGAGGCGTACGACACGCCGACTCCCGCTCGTGAGCTGGTGCAGAACGCCGAGGCGTCGCTCGCGGAGCTGGGGTCGAGTGGATCGGTGACCGCGTTCGCGCGCGTCGGCGACGTAGTGGCCACTGAGGTGGCCAGGATGGAGGAAGCGAAGCGGCTGGGCCTCACCGGCTTCGGGCTCACGACGGGATTCCATCGGCTGGACGAAAAGACGGCGGGCTTGCACAAGGGTGATCTGACCATCATCGCGGCCAGGCCAGGCCACGGTAAGAGCAGCCTCGTGATGAACATTGCCGCCGCCGTCGCGCGGCCCTGCACCGACGGCGTCGGGGTGTTCTCTCTCGAAATGCCGAAGGAGCAGATCGCGATGCGCCTCGCGTGTGCGGAGCGCGGGATCGACACGGCGCTCGTGCGGCGCAACGCGATGAAGGACGAGCAGTGGGCGGAGCTACGGCAGGCGGCGCTCGACGTGGCGTCGATGCCGCTCTGGATCGATGACACGGCTGGCCTGTCGCTCATGGAGCTGCGGGCGCGAGCGCGGAAGCTGCAACGCGACGTTGCGGCGGAGCGCATGGGGGTGCCGTGCAAGCGGCTCGGTCTGATCTGTGTGGACTACTTGCAGCTCATGCGCGGCAACCGTGAGCGGGGTGACTCGCGCGAGCAGGAAATCGGATCCATCACGCGCGGCCTGAAGCAGTTAGCGAAAGACTTGCAGGTCCCCGTTATCGCACTCTCGCAGTTGAACCGCGACACGGAGAAGCACGGCAAGGATCACCGGCCGAAGCTCTCGTCGCTTCGCGAGTCGGGCAACATCGAGCAGGACGCCGACAGCGTCTGGTTCATCTACCGGCCGGACATGTACGACACGGAAGTGGCGACCGGGAACGCGGAGCTGATCATCGGCAAGCAGCGCAACGGCCCCCTCGACACGATCGAAATGCAGTTCCGTGGCTCGACGATGCGGTTCTACGAGCGCGTCGGGGGCGTGGACGTGGACCAGTTCGACGATGTTGCCGAAGCGCTCGGCGCGGTGTAGACTGCGGCTCCTCGGCATGGTGACCCCCCTCCTGGGTCAAAGCCCGCCCGCGTGTTCCGCTGTTCCCTTTCCGGCGTAGAGCGCGCGGGCGGGCGGGGCGGGCGGAAGCCCCGCTGCCGATTTCTTGACGGCCCGCGAGGCGGCTCGTACCGTGCTGGTTGTGCCTCCCCGTTTCCGGCTCACCCTTGCTGCCGCCGTGGCAGCCGTCGCCCTCTCGGGCTGCGGCGCGACCGCCGAGCAGGTCGCCTTGAACGGCGCGTCGGTCACCGCCAACACGACGCGCCTCGTGGTGCAGACCGCGGAGACGGGGGCCCTGGCCCTGTACCGCGCGGAGCAGATCGCCGCGGTGGATCTGGTCAAGGCGCAGAACGGCACGCGCGAGCAGGCGGAGGCGGCGGTGCTCGCCGTCCGCGCGAAGTGGAAGCCGGTGTGGGACGCCATCGACGCCGCGGCGGCCGCGCACACGGCGCTCGTCACCGCGATCGTCGCGTACGATCAGGGCAAGCAAGTCATCGCCGACGTGACGCGCGCAGCGGTCGCGCTCGCGACGGCGGAGCAGGAAGCAGTCGCCGTCATCGAGCAGGCGAAGGGAGCACGCTGACATGGCGCTCGCGTTCGTTGCCTCGCTACTCCAGTTCCTCGCCGAGGAAGCGCCGCATCTGGTCGATGAGGTGCGGAAACTCGTCACCACGTGGGCGGACCGCAAGGGGATCCCGCACGAGGTGCTGCTCGCCGCGCTCGGACCGGTGGACGACCGGGTGAAGGCCGTGGACACGGCGGTCAATCAGCACATCGCCGAGCTATGGGGCGACCAGACGCAACCCGACGGGTCGCGGAAGTAGCCCCATGCGTGTCAACGTCCCGATCACCGTGACGCTCGACCTGGGCACCCCGGTCACATGCGTGCCCGATCCGCTCGCGACGATCAAAAGCCAGCGCGTGCGGCTGCTCGACATTGCCGTGATCGGCCCGCTGATGATCTGGGGCGGCGTGAAGGCGGGCGGCTGGGGCGGCACCGTTCTCGCGCTGTTCGGCCTCACCACGATGGGCTACAACGCCCGGAACTACGCCCGCGTCCGCGACATGGCGGCAGCACTGCCGGCGCTACTGCCGGACCAGCCGGCGACCGCAACCCCGAACGGCGCGCAGTAGGAGTCCCCACAATGGCCGTCACGATCAAGGATCTGGTCAACCACCCCTACAGCTTCGCGATGGGCGTGGGCATCGCCAACGGCTTCCTCGCCGTGGGCCGCGGGAAGAAGATCGACATGCCGACCGCGCTGACACTGAGCGCGATCCTCGGCCTCGGCGAAATGGCGCTGGTCATGTACGAGCCGGAGAGCGAACGCTCGCACAGCTTGCAGGCGGTCGGGATCTACTCGGTG